CATCTCGACTTGCTCAAAGAATGGGCGGAACCGCAGCAACAGCAGCAACGCTGCCACCTCTAGCGCCGTGCTGTTATCCTGCTCTTTCAGGTCCTCATTGTCCGCGCCTTGCGCATAGAGCGCCACCGACACGGCTGCGCTATTGCGCCATGTTTGGAGGATTGGTGTCAGGAGACGGAGCATATCAGCCGATTGTGTGGCGGTGGGCTGGATGACGCGAAAGTCGCGGTTGCGGGTGCGCGGGAGGTCGGGCAGGGAGTAGGGCATTACAAATCTAATACGGTTATTTTACCACCGACGCTAATCATCCGCTTAGCGGCAACCTTAACCGCCTGCGCAGGAGCTAGGCCCGCCTCCATAGCGCCAATGGCTATCTCGCAGCCAGAACCAATAGCGGCAGGCGCTTCATATTCTACACCATAAAGCTTTTCGCCAAACCAAAAAACTTTTCCTGTCTTTCTTAAAACAAGCGCAGAAAAATCACTGTCTAACGTTGGCTTGTCTTTAGAATTTTCACCATCTATAAACCATGCCTTTGCCAGTTCCACTGACGCGCAATCGCCACTAAATCCGACAAGTGAGCCGTCTTCTAGCCGAATTATTTTAACGGCAGACATAGAAGATACGGCATGGCCAGACGCGACAAGGCCGTCACCAGCCATCGTCTTTCCGTCAGTTGCAACAGCAGTCACTTGCTATTCTCCAAATACAATTTATCCAAAACCTCAACAACATTATCCGCCATCAACTGCCATGGCGCATCCCCGACGATTGGTCGGATTCCTAACTGCACAAAGCCTTGCAGACTTTGTACCGCACATTCTTCGCCCACAGCGGTTTGCAGATTGACCGGCAGGCCATGCGCCAGCGGCCACAGCACGACGGATCGGCGGTTAAAACCAATCTCCGCTAACACGTTGTGGGAAACCTCATGTGCGACCGCGTAGGCCATCGGAGAGGCGTATTGCAGGCGCTTGGTAATCTCTAGGTAGTCCGCACTATCATGCGGCTCAGCGCCCCACGTAGCGCCATCCTCATAGCGCGTGAAGCATCCGCCATCGTAGAGCGCCATTTCGGCTTTGCCGATGCGGATCAAAGCTGCACCACTATCGTGTCGCAATCCCCGTCGCACTGCCCATCCATAGCGATATCCCAAGCCTCAATCAGAAGCTTGGCGCTTTTATCATCTAGCCGGACGGCCTGCGGTAACGTTAGCCCCGAGTCCATCAGTTTGTAGATGCGGTCGGCGTGGAGGAGGTCGCGGACGCGGGGCATGTTAACCCGTAGTCCTTGATGGCAACCATCGCCAACTTCTCGGGATCGCTCAATACGCGGTACTGGTGCCGAACAGCATTGTTGGCGGTGCGGCTATCGGATGCGCTATCAACTGTGTTAGCCATTCTTATCACTCCAATCATCGTCAATCTTCTCGAACCGCTCAACTCCGAACCTCAGTTCGCCGGTAAACGGTTTGATCGCATCAATATCAATATCGTCCGGCGCATCATAGTCAATGGTGATATGCGGCTGATATTCCGGCCAATCCCACGATGCGCCAGCACGCAGAATTTCTTCATGGCGATAGCCAAGGCGAGACGACGAGAATGCAAGAACGATTACCTTGCCTTCGGGGCCAAACCGTTCAATCATGCGAGGGCCGCCGAACACCTCCACGCCTTCCTTGCTCCAATCGTCAGAACCAAGTGCCATCCAGTCGATCGGCTGGCGGCTATAGGCAACCGTAACATGCATCTTGGTCGGATCGATAGGGCTTAGGCCATTGTCCCGCGCCCACTTGGCCAACTCATCGCCGTTCAATAGCGGACGACTCACATAAAGCGGCATAGGCGTAGCGTCAGCCAGCATCAGCCGCGCATCGCGAGCCGCAACCGATGCGGAGCGGCCTTGAGCGACTAAGCCTTCTGTGGCGGCTGCTACGACGGAGTTGTCGTTGTCGGCTTCTGGGGTTTCTAGGGGTTCGACTTTGCCGGCTGCGTCGTATTCATCATACGCTTCATCGGCCCCAGGGTAGTCGCCCGATTCAATTATCTGACCGCGCGCAAGCTTCGTCAGCACGTCTTCCGGGACTGCGCCGCTGTCGGCTAGGGATTTGATGGCGTCGGCTCGCGTCTTGGAGTTGGTGGCTTTGGTAGATGCGCTGTCTACGGCAAGTGGCGCAAACTGGAACCAGATGTCAGGATCGCGCTTACCGGTTGCCGAACGAATAAGCACCTCATCAATCATTTCCAAGCGGGGCCGCAAAGACATTTCCTGCCTAGCGGAAAGCAACTCGTAATATGCTTGTTGATCTGCCTCGCCAGTGGCGTTCAATCCATTAGGCTGAGTGCCAATAAGTCGAGTAAGCGGCACACCAGAAGCGCCAGCAACTGCTTGCCAGAACATCGCCATCATTTCCGGCATATTGGCGAAGCTTATCTGAAACTGGTCCCAAGACTCCCCTAACTCATTATTATTACGTGGCCCAGCAAGAATACGCGTGCTGAATATGCCTTCGAACGCCTTCATAATTTGAATGCGCTGCTTTAACTTGGCTTCACCATCCTGCGTAGACGCCAATTCAATCAAGTTGGGAATGGTAACTGTATCGGTACGCGCCTTAGTAGTTAGCGCAGAAAATGAAGCTTGAGCTTGGTCGGCGTCCATGATGCTTTGATTGATCGAATACAAGATGGGATCAGACCAGCCACCGTTTGCGAGAGCAATATGCTCCGGCATTTCCTTTGGCAGGAAACGGCAGATGCGCGAAGGGTCAACGCTGATAAATTGACCGTTGCCCGAATTGACCTGATACGCAATCGGTTCGCCATAACGAGGCGAGCCGGGATCAAGGATCAAGCCGGGAACCGTGATCGAGTGACGGTCAATCGTATGGATATACTTTAGATCGCCCTCTTTGACCGTATTTACGTCAAGCGGCTCTGCGGGATTGTCATTGCGAACGCCCATCATAAGTACAGCGCCGCCATACAGGCGGCTAAGCGTTTCGGCCCGCAGCACGCGGTTTTTTAGGCCAAGCCTGCGCTCCTCTTTTTCTAGCTTGACAATTACGTCATCCGGCGCTTGCCAAACCCGCCAGTTGCGGACGGTGTCCACCGGCACCGCGTCATGGATAGTCGCGGACAACCACGACGTACGATAGCTATTATCGATCTGATCCCGCGTCAGGATGGGCGGGGTGTAGAATGACGAGCGCGAGGGGTCCATTGACCCACCCATTTGCGTCAGGAGGTTAGTCAAGCCGTCTTGCATATAAGTCGGCTTGGCATCGCTAACGCGATATGAGTACGTCACGTTCGTCATATATCAACGTATACCCTATCTTGGCAGATTGACAAAGGCTGGTTCGCCATCGCCTTCACGCCATGGAAAGTAATTCCATTTTTTTCTGTTTTCTTCCTTGGTTAAATATTGCATGTTCCATGGCACGTTAAGCCCCGAACAAAACGCTCATCGCTGCCTCCCATGGTGGCGGCTCGGGCGCGGAGGGCTGCGGCACAGAGGGCGAGTGCGGGGGTGGCTGCCAAAATTTCGGGCAGCTCCAGGTTGACGATTGCGGCCGGACAACCTTTGTTATCATAAAGTACCCGATGAACACTCCACTCATCATCAGTCGGCACTAGAGACAAAGCAGCGTCGAGCGAGGCGGTGTAGGCCGGCACATCGGCGCTGATGCCTTCGCGGCCCATACAACGTACAATGCCCTCACGTCCCGTGGTGGCTTGATAGATACCAAGGTCGATCATGGCATCCGGTTCTCCCGCTGCCTCGCACCGCTCAGCCAACGCCAGCAGTTCAGCCTCACTCGCCATCGTCAGTGTCCTTTGCAGGGTGTGGGGGTACGCTCGCCTTCAGCAGCACCGAAAGCGTTGGGGTCGCCGGGCATCCGATAAAGGGTGTTGCTGTACCAACGACGCCGCTCAACCCATTCGAGCCAAATCGTGCCCCGCCCATCAACATCAACGAAGTGCCAAGCGAACCATGGTCGCCAATACCAGCTTGGCCCGACAAGCCATTCCTGTAGCTTCACCATGCCGACCGCGAACAGAATGCACGCGATGGCTGGCGACAACATGATCATCAGCGGGATCGCAATGATCGTTTGCGTCCGATCTGACGGCGTCCACGACGGTATCTTCATCGCGCCTCATCCTTGTTGGGGGTAGCAACCAAATCCGCCAGCCGCTCGACCAAGGCAGCCTCAACCGCCTCACCCGTACCCATGGCGACAATCTCCTTGCCGTCGCCTGCGGGTAGGGCGGTAAGGCCGGGGTAGCCGTTACCGCTGGCGGGGATGATGCGAAAGTTATGTCCACGTGCCATTATTAAATATCCTTATTGGAAGAGGTCGATATGCCCAGCAGCCACCGCATCCCTCGCCTTCTGCGCACCCTTAGCAAGCCGCAGTATCTCAGCAGCAGGCGAAGCCCTACCCTCTATCTTCCCATCCAGGAAATGCAACATAATTTCCATGGCGTCCTGCTGCGGGCCATAGCTGCCATAGCCCAGAACGATATCAGGACGCTCCCCACAGCGCCGCCATTGCGCGGGGTGGGCGAACACCCATTGCGCCACGCGCCACGCACCGTGGGGCGGTAGCAACGGCGAGGCGACGCCTACAACAGCCACCGCACAACCTCCTTGCCTTTCTCACTAAGGAAATAATCCAGCTTGTGGCAATTGTTGTGCACCGCTCGGCAATCCAGCAACCCTTCATCAAAGGCCTCAACGAAGTCGCGTCGCCGGATGTTGGCACGGATCACGCCGCAATCGCGGACTGAGCGGAGGGCGTCGAGCATCATCATCGCGCCGTCGCCCGCCGCACCCGATACCGCCGCACCATCTCATCCTGCCATGCGGCGCAATGGTGGCAATGGTTGCCTTCAAAATATGCGGATTCACCGTAGTTCATCGTCGTTCTCCGAATGAGGGATGGCGCGGCAGATCATCAACGCCAAGCCAAATGCAAGCACCGTCCACAGCGCTAGCCCTGCGAGGATGGTTGCCGGGTTCACAGCACATATCCCCCATCAACCTTACGCGCCGCAGCGATCTCCTCGCGGGTGCGCAACTGGCCATGGAACTCCACCAGCTTGCCGTCACGAACGGCCTTGCGGAGCGCTTCGACTTCGAGTGCGATGTTGTGCATGTGAGCATCCTCTTGCTTGTGTGTGGCCATCATAGGGGTATGGATGTAGCTGTCAACGACTATTTCAACAGTCTCAGCAATTTTTCCAGCGCCTCATCACTCGCCGCCTCCCGAAACCGGTAAGCCAACACTCGCACCCAAAGCGGCTCATTCGTCATGGCGGCACGGATGGCTTGGCGGATTTGATCGGGGCGGGAGTGCGGTGTCACTTGTACATCTCAGCAATGCGAGCGGCGACGGCGGCAACATTGACCTCGTCTCTAGCATCGACCACGCCGTTCATAATTTTCAGAGCCTTGCGCCACTCGTCATTGTTAAGCCTGCCCCCGCGAGACGTGCTTAGCGCGGCATAATCATTGATATCTTTAGATCCCCACTTAACCGACAAGCCAATATGCTTGTTTCCAACCCATACCGAAACCCCGCTTGGATGATACCAAACATGCTGATCTTTCTGCCAATCCTTATCCATAGCCATCAAATCAAGCAGCATCTGGATTTCGGGGCGGATCGTGACGGCGTTCTTTGCCTTGGTCGTCATTTTGACGGCAAAAAGCATCGCCAACAAAAATAGTAGAATTGTCGTTGCTGCGGCAATCATCGCTCAATCCTTCTCAGAATGAGTGAACAGCGCAATCACCAGAAGCCATCCCCATCCATGTTCGCGCCCCAGCGCAATGCAAAGCACCGCACCGGCTGCGCAGATCATGGAAGTGGCGTTCATTAGCAGCCATTTGCTATTCACCGCTCATACCCCCTACCCTTAATCTGCCCCACCAAAAACTTAACCTCAATGACCGTCTTGCCGGTCGAGGCCAGCAATTCCAGCCATTCGATCAGGTCGTCTCGGGTGTCGGCGCTGCCCTTATTGTACCCGTTCATCCATTCAGTGTCGTTCATACATGCTCCATAATCAGATATAGCCCCACCGACACCATCACGCCAACCCCGATGCAAAGCGCCACGAAACCCAAGGCTCTAGCCAACTCCTTCATTCCCCACCTCCTCATACTCAACGATATCATCCGGCCCACCATCATGCGCCCAATCCAGCGCAAAGCCCAGCACTGGCCCTTCTATACGGCGACGATGCGTTGCGGGGGCGCGGTATTTGACTGCGACAGTTACGTTGCGTTTGACGGGGTTGAGGCCGCCGTGCCAGGGGGTCATCGCTTAACTCCTCTCTGCATCATCATGGCATCAGCAATCTCATATGACAGCCGAGCAATCATCTCAACATCGTCATCACGGCTACGCCCCTTAAATACCAGCCGCATCGCCTCTGGAATGCAGGCTGCGGCGAAGTGGTCGCGTAGGTCGATGTTCATTTGCGCTGGTCCCTAATCTCAAGCATGGCATCAACGCCCTCGTAAATCAGCGCCGCGACCTGCGTCCACATTACCGACCGTTCGGACATATTCATGCTGCCAAGGCCTGTCGCTTGGCTCATCACAGCACCAAAGGCATGCATGGCGAAAGCGTCGCGCAAAGTCATGCCGCCAGAGTTGCCGCCAGACATCGTGTTGCCCTGCGGATATGCGTAAAGCGTATCTTCCATCACTCACCATCCTCAACATCCCGCGGCTTGTCCGCTGTCCGCAATGCCGCTTCAACGCGACTATCAATCAGCGAGCAAAGCCTTTCGGAGAAATCAATCCTTGCTTTGTCACGTTCATAAATTAGGCTGGAGCCAGCGTATCCCCAGCTATAGCCATTGTATTGCTCTTTGACTTTATCATGTTCATTTGTGGCGTCGATTACCCGCTCTAGCGAATAGAGCAGCATCTGCACATCATCTTCCATCTCACTGACCTCCCGTGGCTTTGGCGATGGCGGCGTCTGCAATGCTCAAAACATCACTATTTACCGCATCCATTTCACCGCCAAGCAGTGCAACCTGCATGCGTGCGATACGAAGTGCTTCCAGCAACTCAGGCGCCGCCGCGATCAGGCGGGCGTTCGCGGTGAGTTCGTCGTTGCTAACGCGCTCTTTCACGGTTCGGCCATAGTAGCTGTAGCCAGCCTGCATATTGCAGGAAAAACGATTGGTTTGGCCAACTTCGTCAAGAGCGTAGACGGTATGGCCGGTTAACAGCCATGGGCCGGGAGTATGCGTCATCACTCAATCCTCCAAAATCCCCCCCCCCCATACCGCCCCCGCTCCCCGGGGCAATCAAAAAAGTGGTGCCTTGTGCATTTTTTGGGTTACGGTTAACATCCCCCTCGCAGCCTAAGCCGCGAGGGTTGCCATTACAGCAGTTGACGCTTCAACGGGTGCGTAACCGCAACCCTCCACGTCCAGCAACGCGGTGTTCCCACGCTGTAGAATTACCGCAGCCGCGTTTCGGTCTGCGTTGTCGCGATGCCCGCACGATGTACACACAAAAGACGCTTGGTTCTTGCGGCTCTTGCTATCCACTGCCCCACATGAGGCGCAGGTTTGCGACGAATATGCCGGATTGACCTTTACCAGCCGATAGGATTTGTACGCCAGCATCTGTTCGATCTGAAACCAGCCGACATTGAGAATTGCGCGATTGAGGCCACGCTTTTGAGCGACGTTCTTTCCGGGCTCGTCAATAGTGCCGCTAGCGGATGCCGTCATATTTTTAGTACGTAAACGCTCGATAACGATGGTGCCATATTGAGCAGCAATGGCAGTCGTTGCTTTATGCGTCCAATCCTTGCGGATGCGAGCGCGCTTGGCAGCTAGGTTGCGGACGCGCTGTTGAGCCTTGGCATGGCGATTTGAACCACGCTTGCGGCGGCTAGCAACTCGCTGCGCTTTGCGTTGGCGGCGATCCAGCTTGTCGAGCGATCTAGGCATAGCAAACGCTTGGCCGTCGCTAAGCTGGATCGGCACGACAACACCGCGATCAATGCCTACCGCGCCGCCTACATCTGCAATGTCACGGTCAATCTTGCAACCGAAAGAAATTTGCCAGCCCTTAGCGGTGCGAGATACGGTTGTCTCAAACACCTTGCCCTCGATTGGGCGTGTTTGACGGAATTTAATCCAGCCGATTTTGGGTAGGCGTACGCGGGACCATTTTGCATTTATGCGCTCAATTGAAACGCTGCGCCCATTGAACGGAATGCTTTCGTTTAATGATTTCTTTTTAGGTTTAGGATAGCCCTTGCCACTTCTAAAGAAATCTTTGAAAGCGTTATCTAGAGCTACCGTTGATTTTTGTGCCGACTCTTGAGGGCAATCACGCATCCAATCGTATCCGGCTCGCAACACTGTCAACTCGCGAGACTGCGTGACCCAATTGAGATTGTTACCGGTGCAGCGCTGATATTGACGATACCAATCGCGTCGCTGCTCAAGGCATAAGTTCCACACCAAGCGGCATACCCCAGCCCATTGCCCGAGACGCTCGGCTTGGGCATCGCTAGGATGCAAAATAAATGTGTTGCCGCGGTGGATCACTTGTGCGTATATGTCTCCACATTAAGTTAAATGCAATAGGTTGCATTTTATAATTGACACCCATTCCACACCCGCTAATTTGGCGGCGACAACGGAGGAAGTTATGCAGGAACTAGGTGAGCGACTCGAAGCGATGATTGCGCTGGTAGCCGAAAGCTTCCCGGCAGATTGGTCGGCTGAGGACAAACGCGAGTTGGCTATGCGCCAGCTTGGCATGATGGAGGATGTGGCGTGAGCAAGTTTAAGGTTGGTGATCGGGTTCGATATACGGGAAACGAGGATAATCTTTCGCCACGCGTGATTGGCCACGTTGGGACGGTCTGCGGCGACGTTGGCGGGGGTGGTGGCGGAACTTGGGATAGCGGTGAATATTGGACCGGTTACTTTCCCGGCAACCTAGAACTTATCCAACCCACCCTAACCGCCACCGACCGATTGGAGCGGCTTGAGGCTTTTGTGGCGAAGGTGGCGGCTATCGGCGGCAGCGCTCCGGTCATTAGCGAGGCCAAGGGATTGGTGGCCGAGATCGCGCCGCCGGTTGATGATGCTACGGCATATGTCGAACGCGTATTTAGTCAGATTGGCGATGGTGGACCAATGAGCGATGAAGGCGTTAAGTCATTGATGAAAGAAGCTTTCGAGGCAGGACGCGCAAACCGTTTCGAATTGGAGAATGGGGCATGAGTGAGATGAAGCCTGAAGCCACGTACACCGTGGAGCACCACATGCGGGTCTATGACGACAAGCATGGCTGGTACGTAACCGTTCGCCCTGATCGCGATGGTGGTGGCGCTTGCGAGATCGCTTGGAACGATGGCGACGATCAGGTGAAGGACGAGCGCTGCATCGTTCTGCCGTGGCCCATGGCCCGCCTGATGGCTCAGGCTATCGTTTCCGCCACCCCCACATCGGACACCGCAGCATGACGAAAGAAACCCCCGTTTCCTTTGCACGTCACGGGAACGTGTCAAAAAATCTCGGAAACCTTTGCATGGGAGGTGTGGCATGAACACCGCAATCAGCTTGTGCCGGTCCATCATCGCCCAAGCTACCGACGCGATGCTGCGCATGCCGGACAGCGCCGACCGTGAGTTTTTCCAAGGCGAGAAGTCCGCGGCACGGACGATCATGGTAGAGCTTCAGAAAGAGCCGCAAACGCCCCATCCAGCGCCAAGCCCGAGTGAGGTGGGGCCGGAGGTGGTTGAGACTCTTCGAAGCGCTGTACGGCGGATTATCGCCCGTTGTGAGGCGATCGAGGATGTGAGCAACGAACAACTCAGCAAAGACCAAACCGAAGCCGCAAGCGGTTTTCTTCGCGGCGAGCGCCATCTAGCGAAATCGATACGTCGCGAGTTGCATGATCTTACCCGTGCAGCCGCGGTACCAGAGCCGGTTGATACGGATGGGGACGAAGCCGACAAACTGATCAAAAGCCTTGGCGAAGGCGATGAGTGTTTCTGGTTGGTCCTCGCCGCCATCAAACGCGGCCGTGCCCTCGAAAAGGAGGCGGGGCGGTGAGGCATTTGATCCGCAAAGTCCTGACGGGCTCAATGATAGCCGGAGCAGCAGCGCATGTTGCATCCCGACCTCCGGCGCCATGGCGACCAGCGCCCGGATCGAGCGGTGAAGGCTGTCCGCAGTGTCGCGAGGATTACGACAACTGCCCTTGTGTCGAGTCCGACCCCACCCACCGAAAGGGAGAGTAGCATGATTAATAAGATAGACACCGCAGCACTGGGCCCAATCAGCATGCTTACCCGTAAGAATCTGGATGCGGACCTAGTTGCCATCATTGCAGAGGCATTGCGCGCACCGATTGAGCGAGACAATGACCTCTATTGGGCTGCGGAGTACGGTCGCCCCGCTCCGCTCGAAAGTTTGGTCGTATTGGCTCAAACCGCACTAGACGCTTACCGCAACGCCACCGCGGACGACGGTAAGTAATCCTTAACCTGTAGCGGCTATCCATGCTCCACCAACACGGAGAACAAACATGATCTACCTAATGACCGGTCTATTCATCGGCTTCCTAATCCTAGGCCCCTTCGGGGCGCTCATTGGCCTCATCATGGGCGGCTTCCTCATGCTGCGCCCGGTGCGCATCAAGGAGCGGAATGTAATCGAGGGGCATAGTGCGGGGTGTGGGTGCCGGAAGTGCTACCGGTGACCGACGACCAACTGCGCAGCATCGTCCACTGCGCCACGCATGAGGCGTTGCCGCTTATGAAAGACGTGCAAGTCCGCGCTCGTATCCAGGTTAGCGTGGCCGAGTTTGTGATTGGCGCCATCAGGGCCAGAGAACGTGGCGAGGCTGGATATGGCGGGATGTTCTTTCACGATTAATTAACACCTCTCCCCTAAACCATCCCCAACACCAACGGAGACTGATTATGAAAAGCGGCCAAAAACTGCGCACGATGCAGGACAGCGAACGCCGCCACCGTGGCGAGGTACCTACCCCCAGCACGACCGACCCGCGCGAGGCTCAGGCTGAGTTTGATCGGGAGGCGGGGCTGTGATTATTTTGGCTCTGGCTATGGCGGTTGATCCGATGATCGTCGCCGCCTCCGGTGACACGCGACGAACGGACAGGCTGGCGTCTGTGGCGGCTTACGTCGAAACCGTCAGGCTTCACCTTCGGGATAGCGAAACTCAGGCCCACCCTCGATCCAGTCGAGATATGCATAAGCGTTCACCTGATGCACGAACGAAGGGCTGATGCGCTTATTGCCTGGGGTGAGGCGGACTGACCATTTGACGCCATCCATGGCCACATAAGCCTTGAAGCCTGCGGGGACGGTGGGGCGGGTCACTTGCCAGTCAAGAGCTTTTCTGCTTCAGCCTGGATGTCATCCTTGTAAGCCGTGAAAGCCGCTTGGGCGAGTGCGATGGCAAGGCTCTTGCTGATCGTCACGCCCTTGGCCTGCTTGAAGAGCGCAATGGCCTCCTCAGCCAGCTTTTCAAGGCTGGCGAACTCGCCGGGCAGCTTGGCGCTAAACGCCGCGAGCGCGGGGCCAAACTCGGGGAGGTACTTAGCCGCGAACGCCAGCGCGCCGTCAAACGTCTCCACCTTGAAGACCTTGCGGATGGCGTTCCAGATTTTGGTGAAGATGCTCATGGGCTGACGTATACGGCCATGACGATTTTTTGGCAAGGGTGTGAAAATAGTTGTTGACGGCATCGCTTGAGCCGCTAAAGATGTCCTCACAGCCAAGGCAATCCTGCCAACGGCATCGCGCTAGGAGGCGCTACTACAATGACCCCTCGTTTCAGCATCATCGCTGTCAACGTCGCCACTGGCGAGGAGTTTGAGTGCTTCACTTGGACACGCGGCGAAGAAGCCGGCATTGCCCGCGCCTACGCAGATGCCGAGCGCTTTGGCATGGTCATCACCAATGTTCGCGCGGTGGCGCTATGAGCCCCCTTAATTGGCGTACCGTCACCAACGAGCGGGACAGTCGCTTTATGGTGAAAGGCACGGAACTTAGCCGTGCCATTATCCCTGGCTTCAATAGCCGCTTCATGCTGTACGATGTGCGTTGCTACGTCTGGTGCGATGCCTCGCAGCGCAACGAAGCTGATCGGACGTATTGCATCCGAGATGCTGCAACTGTTTCGGATGAGCAGGTGCGCGATGGTGTTCGACCTGCCATTGTTTGGCGCGGCGAGAGTGAAGAAGAGGCAATTTTGTGGTGTAAGACCCAAAATAGTTGTTGACGGGGTGTGGTTGGGGTGGCATAAGGGGGTCAACGAGACGGAGACAGACGATGAGCAGCACTGACAATCAAGCTACTCGACTAGGTTGGGCAAAAAGTGCTGATGGCTATTGGCGCAATCCTCTTTTTAAATATGCCAAGGTAAAAAATTCTGCATACGCTGTAGAGGATCATGCAAGTTGGCTTACGTGGCTTTCAAAAGTAAAGCGCTGACATGACCCACACAATCAGCGCCCGCACCGAACAGGATTTGCCCGCATGATCCGCAAAATCGCCCTAGGCGTCCTCCTGGGCAACATCTTGTGCGCACTGCTGGCGTTTTTGGTGTTGAGTATGGTGGAATCCAGAAACGAGGCTAAGCGGACTGCCGATGAGGCTGAGGCTAGCTTGGCAGTGGTTGAGCATATGTATGGGAATGGGGATTAGAGCCAGTCGGTGAGGTCGAACGTCGATCCGCCCCCAAGCGGCGTAAAAATCATCGCCGCAGGATCGGCAAGGTTGGGTGACTTAGTGCCAGACGGTTGCTTATCGACCATCAATTTGCCAGTCCCCGACAGCTTTTGCTCGGGCTGGCTCAACTCATCGCAAAACTGCGCCCTGATGCGCTCCGGTATGGCCTTGCTGATCGAAACAATCTCATCAGGGTCATACGGCTGGCCAATCGATGCTTGATAGGCGTTCTGAAACCGCTTGCGTAGCCGCATCCAGGCTTGCGCTTTCAGGTTCTGATAATGGTCCTTGTTCTTGGGCGACATGGCGTTGGCAGGGTCAATGCGCTCATCCGGCTCTTGCACACCAAAGCCGCCATTCCAAGCCGTTACCGCCAAACCGTCCGGCTGCTCGCCTCTGCGCCCCATTGCAGCCCATTCGCCGGTCACGCCTTCGCCCACCCCGGCGCTATCATAGTCCAATTCCTGCGCCTGATGCGCCACAGCGAGCGATACGGCTTTCTGGCAGGTCATGGATGTATCCAGCCCGTTCCACTTCTCTACGTGGCTTATTTCGATGCCATGGCGTACGATGAAGCCATTCTCATCCCCACCTTCCTCCGCGCCAGCTACGTCGAGCGCTGCCCACCGTTTGCCCTCAACGGCAATGCCAAGCCGCTCCGCTAGCCCTACCGCCGCATTGACCCACAATGAGGGTATGACGACCCGAGAACCGGCCTCCTCATAGCCGCCAAGCCAGACGTGGCTATAGTCCTCTGGATATTGCTCCTTGCTGGTCGCAGCCTCTTCCAGCATGACGCGCGGCAGGAACGGATTGTCGAGATAGTTGGCATGCACCAGCACGGCTCGCGCTTCGTCGCTCCACGGAATAAGCCGCTCAACCGGATCGGAGCGCTTGCGCGGGTTCCAACTGAAATAGATGCGTGACCCCGGAGCGCGAATGGTCGGGATCAGCATCTTGATCGAGCGTTCGGATAGCGATGAGGCCTCCTCCGCCCAACAAATGTCTATCGACTCATAGCCCTTGATGCTGTCGGCGTTGTGAGACTGTAGGCCAGTGAATTGGAACGATCCGCCCCCAGGCCCGCGAATTTCGCCCAACAGGCTCTCAAACAGCCGCCCGACACCCAATGCCTCAATCTTGTCCTCAATAAGCTTCTTGGCGCTCTCCTTGAGGCTTTTTTGCGTCTCGCGGACACACAACACGCGCAGGCCGGGATTGGCTATGGCTTCCTCGACCAGCAACTCCGCCACCATATGGCTCTTACCGCTGGCTCTCCCGCCCTTGGCACCGTAGAACCGTTTGCCCTGCGTCAGGAGCGGCATGAATACGCGCGGGGTGGCAATCTCTAGGACGCCGTTTGCGTCAACTGGCATCTACGATACGGCGCGCGATGGTACGAATGGGCTGATCGTTCTCATCTCCACCGACCAACGCAACCTTCTCCTGCCAGTCTTCGCGCCCCGCGTTCTTAAGCGCAAAAATGGTTGACGTGACGACCGGGCCAGCTTCAGCGGCAATCAGCCTGCGCTCAAGAAACGCCTGCCGCTTACCCATTGCCAATCTGACAAGTTCATCAAACTCTGGGTGAGTGTTTTTCCAGTCATACACCCGCTGCCGATGCACGTCGCACTCAGCTGCAGCCGCCGCAAGCGACAGGCCTTCCGTCATCAACGAGACAATGCGCTCGCCAAGGGCTGGGTCGTAGGTTGTGGGGCGTCCGCCGGGCATATGTTCACTATAGCCTTTTTAGTGTCCGATTACTAGTCAACCCGCTCAATCAATCCCCGCTCCGCCGCGAACCAGAACGGTGCCCAATTAAGAAACTTACCGCACCCCTCGCAATCCACCCGTGCGGCATGCGGGCCACTACCAGAGCGCAGCACGCCATTGCATGAGCCGCAGTGGCGGCAGTGGACTAGG